CATTCTCCAAATGATGCTCTAACATTTTTAATGCTTCGACACCTTCATCTGTCTTGAGATACATTGATACTAACACATATGGGTCTTCACCATAAGGTATATTTAGCATTTTCTTCTTGTTTGTAGGGGTGTTATACCACACCTCTTTATTATTGCTTCTGAATGCCAATAAGCCCATATCAAAGAAGATATGCACCTGTGACTGAAGTCTAAGCATTGGGTCATCTAATGCATCTAAGAAGTTATACGGATAGTTTCTAGCGTAGATAAGGATATCTCTCTTCATCTCAGCTGTAGTAACACGAGATACATCTTTGCTAAATAATACACGGTATACTGTCTCAAGCTCTTCAATTGAAAGCTCACGAGCTTTGATAAGTGCATCCACTTCTGCAGCAAGTGCTTCAACTTCTTCTTGAGCATCACGCTCAGCATCGACTTCTTCAAATATCACACCATTCATTGGGTGGTAATATAAGAATTGCTGTAATACGGGGTTTTGTTTTGGGACTGCTAAGAAACCATTCTCAAAGATGATAGCCTCTACAATTGCGTTGCCATCTTGTTCATCTTCAAACGGAGATTTTTGGTTTATCGCATATCGCAATGGTCGATTTTGATTCTTCTCTTCATCGTACCAAAGCAATGGATATCTTTTTGTGTTTCGAGAGCCCAACATAAATGAGATTGGGGCCTTGTCGTTTTTCAATCGGTAAATTTTGTCAGCAGGAGCCGACTCTACTTTCTTTTTCATGGATATGATATAATTAAAATTTTACAATAAAAAATAGAGAGGGACCGAAGCCCCTCTCTGATTTGTTATGCTTATGCTCCGTAACGGAAAAGTACGAAGTTGTTAGCACCAAGTGTACAAACTGCACGCTCAGAAAGGAAGTTGACTTCCATAGCATCGAGGTCGCTTGTAGCAGCACCACCGGCAGAACCTGTAATCCAAGTTTTGTAACGGCGGTCTTCAGTCTCAGACGCACGGTAACGCACGTGTAAGAATGGACGCTTAGCGTTTTTACCAAGAATTTGGTCGTAAACTGTAGTTGAACCTGCAGGAACCAAAAGACCTGTGATTACGTTAGAAGTAGTTGCACCTGTAGCAGATGAAGTCAAACCACCACGCATTGTTGGGTCGTTTAAGTATTTCCAATCAGTTTTGTAGAAGTCATAACCACGGCGGAAACCTGTGAAACCAAGGTTAAGAGCCATATCGCGGTCATTGTCAAACAAACCGTAAGAAGTACCACCGGCACCGTAGCTGTTTTGAGCAGCCAACATATCATCAATGTCGAAAGAGAAGTCACGGTTAACGAAGAGTACGTTCTCTTCAATAGAACCTTGCTTATCCAAACGAGAGATGATTGTGTCGAAGTCAGCCAAAGTAGTTGGGTTACCACCACCCCATACGTTACCACGAGAGTTTACTACGTAGAATACACCCTCAGAACCTTTGTTACCGTAAGTTGGGTTAACTGCAGCTGTAGCAGCACCTGAACCTGATTCAGCAGGAACAGCTTCCAACATTGAAGTCTCAAGATAGTCCTCAAAACGGAGACGAGTTTCGTGCTCTGATTTTAAGTACCACAAGAAACCTGTAGCGCCATTCTCAGTAGTTACTTCAATCCAACCAATCTGAGCCATGTCAGAACCTGAAACAGAGTACTTGTCCTTGATGATGATTGGGCTGTTAGAGAAGATTTCGTCATCAGCTTCCAATGAACCAATCATACCTGTAGTACCTTTCTTGAACTCAGAACCGTAGATAAATACGGTGAACTCATTAGCAGCAGTGTTGTTGTTGTTGAAACCAACTGCCTCATAGAAAGCAACTGTAAATGTACGAGCAGAAGTGTTAACAGCAGTAACGATACCTTTGTTTTGTGAACCACCACCTGCAACATTAGGAGTAATCATTACAGTTTGACCTGCACGGATAGCAATACCGATGTTGTTAGTGATTACATATGGGTCATTAACAGTAAACGTAGCACTGTTTACAGGTGTACCAACAGGCACAGCTCCTGTAACAATTTTAGTGTACTTCGTGTGAAGACGGCCTTGTTCTGCCCATTTGATTTGGTCAGAGATAGACGGCATCTCAGCACCTACCATACGCAAGAAAGATGCAACGGTACGGTTTCCGTAACGCTCAAATTCCTTCTCATATGTATCAGGTAAATACTGATTCATGAAGTTAAAGTTTGTCAAGTAGTTAGTTGACAATGCTACCTGTTCAGCACTTGGCTGTAACTGATAGCCCGGTGTAGATAATAAAGACATTTTTTTCTTTTTTTAATAGTTTATATTCTTTTTATACTTTTGATTTTCAAACCTCGACCTGAGTCAGGGTTTGCTTCTCGGACTTGCATTCCTCCCTTGACGGTTGCCTCAGGGGCCTTGCGCTCAGACATATTGATGTTTTTAATTTTTTTAGTTACATCATCTGTCGCATCAGCCTGACCTTGTTCGTAGAAGAACTTGGCAAACTTCTCAGGATTCATTGCGATTGCTAAAGACCTATGGTAACCTGCGGCGTCTGCAATCATCCCATTCTCGTCCAAGTACTTATTAATAAAGTTAAATGGATGAGCCTGAGCTTTCTTGAGCTCTGTCGCATCACCGGGGGAGAAGACTATTTTTCTGTCGTCAACATTGAACTCAAAACCTTTGAACTCTTGACCAAACACTTCATCAGTCTTCTTTTGGAACCAAGTAGCTTTACGCTCTTGCTCCTCCTGTAGGCTTTTAGACTCTTGTATGTATTGTTTATACGCCTCAAACTCTTCTTTCTCTGCATCGGGAATAGCTGAACCCCTTGACTCAAGAGGTTGCTTGTACTTCTCCTTCTGAGAATTGAAGTGGTCTTTGGCCTTAGCAATAGCCTTTTTCTTTGCAATCTTCGCTTTCTTGATATATGAGTCATCGTCTAAATCCTCATCATACACAAACTCTTCCATTAGCGCATCAATGTCATCATCATCGAGGCCAACTTCAGTATCTTTGAAGTATTGCTTTAAAAGCGAATCAGGATTCATAGAGTCAAAGTCTTCTTGAAGTTTCAAGAAATCTTGGATACCCCGTCCTGTCTCACGCTTAAATTTAAGGAATGCCTCAACGTCTTCAGGAAGCTGTTCAGCTTCTTCTCGTGCGGCCATCAACTCATCAAATGAGTTAATCTCCTTATTATATCGTTTTCCTAAATATGAAAGAACGTCTTCTTCTTTAAGTTCTGAAGGCACATCTACCGGTGGCTCATCAATTGGTGGTGTATCCACAGGGGGTGTATCCACGGGAGGCTCATTATTGAACTGCTCCTCATGCTTAATTAACAACTCCTCTTCAATTTGAGCGGCACTCTTTTCAACGATGCCTTCTACTTCTTTTACTTTAAATTCCATTTGATTTGATTTTTACAAAGTTATATATAATTTTTTATTGTTTTAGCGGGGTTCAAACTCGGCTAAGTCAAAGCCATCAAGGGAATCCTCATTTGACTCAAAATTAATCGGAGGTAGATTGTTCTTTCTCTGATTAATTAACTTAGATTGCTCTGTGTTTTGCTGACTAATTCGCTTAGCTTTTGCCTCTTCTCTGTCCTTCTCTCTGCTTGATAAAGACTCAGTTTCGACACCCTTAAGCTGCATCTGCATCTCAAACTCAGACTGCATCAACTGCTGCTTGAGCATTGCCTCGTTCTTCATCTTCTCAATGTCAAACGCAACCTCAGCCTGCTTGAGCTGCATCTTAGCTTGAGTCTCTGCCTGAATCTGCTGCATAGCTGCCTGAGCCGCCATCTGCTGTGACTGCATATTACTCTGAGCCTGCATTGCCTGCATCTGAATAGCATTCTTCTGTTCCTGCTCTTGCTTCTTAACTCTTTTTACTTTAAGAAGTTGGTTAGCCAATTTGATATTCTTAATCTCGCGGATATCAATCGCATCCTCAAGGTTAATATCACCTTTAGATAGAGCAGTTTGAATGTTTTGCTCGAGCTGTGCTTTTTGTTCTTCATCAGGAGAGATGTCGATAAAAATTCCGAAATCATATACGTATAGGTCTTTAATTTCATTTAAAATAGATACATTGTATTTACCAATCTTATTGGCAAAGTCATCTCTAAAGTCAGCGTACTCTAAGATATCTGCAATCCTATACGTAAGCGCCTCAGCCATGGTCTTAAACATATAAAGGCTACCATCAAGAATATGACGAGTAGCTGTATTTGAATTAAGAGCTGCAAGCTTTTGTACACCAATTAATGCTCGTGGGTCAGGGTCAGAGCCATCACGGGCCTCGTTAAGACCTGTTACCGCACGAATCATATCAAGGTAATGGTTGTAGTTATAGATTAACATCTGTGCCTTTGATGCACCTGAGTTACTATTTAATTCTTGGATTGGAACACGGGCATTATTGAACTCGCCGTCCTGCGTATAGCTACGACCAATAACACTACCTGTTTGGAAGTATAGTCGTAATGCATCCTCAGGATTGTAAGCCTGTCCTGTACCAAGGTCAACTTCATTGAGACCATCAGCGTCAATAAATACACCATCAGGTACAACACGAGAAATAACCTGCTGTAGCTTCAGGTGGGTAAGCTGAATCAAGTCTGCAAATGGAATCATTCTGCGAACTAATGACTCAATCACACCTTTATACATACGAGGTGCAACAGCAACATAATTTGGAAGCGCATGCTGAGTAGCTGACTTTGGTCTAACCATATTCTCAGACATCTGCCACTTAAGGAGGATATTGGTACCCATGACCATTATTCCTTCATACCAAACATCAATAGTCTTCTCTACCTTCTCAAAGCGTCCTTCTTCCATCATCTCCACAGGAGGATTGAAGTTCTCGTCTTTTTCAATCATTCTAACACTACCATTGTCAA